CCGAGGCTGTTGGTCTCGGCGGTGTCAAGGACAAGGACATCTGCTGTTGCTACTTGTTCGTTCATACTGACACGCTCCTTCTAAAAAATATTTATTGTGAAGACTTGATGTAGTCATACACACTTTTCAATGCTCCGAAAACTTTCCAACGAACCGGGTCGTTCGTCTTATAGTCCCGGACTGTGTACTTTCCGTCCTTTTTCAGGTGGAGAATACATTTTCTTTCGATTTCTATTCCGTGGCTCTTTAACGCCTGAGAATATGCTTCGAGCTGGACTCCGCAGGTCGAATCCATAAGTGCTGCGGTAGTCTTTATATCTACGAGTACGAGCTTTCCTTCGATGATAACCAATAGGTCTATCGTACCGCCGTATCTGAGAATCTTGTGGTAAATCTTAACTTCGGAGCTTATAACCTCCGGATGCTCTGCGTTCCACCAATCAAGGAACGCTTCAAAATATCCTCTGTGTTCAGGCGGAACATCGTCAATCCCGAACTTTATGTAGTTTTCAATGGCATTGTGTACCGCCGTTCCTTTTTCAGCCGCATTATTCAAAGTGGCATCGCTTATGCCTTTGTACTTTGCGTTGCTGAGAGGTTCCATAATCGTTGTGACTGACGGTATTTCAAATCCGTCTAATCGGTAGATATGCGGTTCATCGTCAAACACAAGTTCCGTGAAATCAGGAATCAAAATCTCGCTCATACTGTTCATCCCTCCATCTTTCGTATGCTTCATCGCTTCCGTCGTCTATGTCGTCTTCTGATGCTTCTTTCTTTGATGCACCAGCTTCTACGAGAAGGTAAACTGCGATGTCGCTGAAACATTCATCGTGGTACATTTCTCCGTCATATTCGTAATACTCATCTCCGATTACGATGTCTTCTCCGCAGTGCTTGCAGGTTCCGATTGATGCGGGTTCTTCAGCATTCGGGCATCTCGATAAGCACGGGGAACAGTGGCAAATATCACACACGGTTAGCCGCCTCCTTATTTACGGACATCCTCATCCGCTTTTCTCTGTTCATTCTTCCGTACAAATTGATGACTTTTCTCATCACAAAGTCTCTCAGTTCATTTTCGTACAGAATCGGTATGTAATCTTCTCCCTTCTTATTCAATTCGCACTTGCGAATCGTATAGATGAGAACATCAATCTTTTCAGCTTCATCAAATATGTAATTTGTCTTTTTCTCAACATCTGCAACTATGCAATTCATTTTTGTGAGCAATGCTTCAGGTTTCAAATCCATCTCCTTATCCTCCTTAATCTTCGTATGGGCTGTTCAACGACCAATCCCATTCGCTCTTCGATTTCCAATCTGTTCTGAAATGATTGTGTCTTCCGTCACCGTCGAAGTACAGGTAATCTGACGGAAGAACTCTTCCCGAATTCTTGTTTCCTTCTTTCTCCGAATACCACCTATCGAGAACATCTCTTACGAGCCATTCAAGATGTTCCGTGACAGGATTATCTTCGTTATATCCGTGGAACTGTCTGTTCTGCGTAACGACTCCGATAATCGTGTTCGGATATACCGAGCTGTCAACACGGTTGAGGATGCACCAAGCAACCGCAGCCATTTCCGTATCCGAACCTGTTACGAGTGCTTCTCCGTACACCGTTTTGGCTATAGCGTAAACCTCTTCGTCTGTGTACTTCGGAGCTGATTTTTTCGGTTCCGATTGTGCTTTTTCTTCAGTAACTACCGCAGGATGATTTTCTTCGATTGCCGGAATATCCGGATTCGCAACCTTTACCGCTTCGGTAATCTCGACCTTTTCGTTCGTTTCCGTTTCTTCGCTTCTTGCATTGAGTGCTACTACCGTAATCGCAAGCACCGATGTTACAAGAAGAAGAAACACCATAAGGACTACGAGCGAGTCTTTTTTGACTTTTCGTCTTTTTCTTGAACGAGTCTGATGTGTTGCCGAACTCATTCTTGGTTGAGGTCTTACTGCCGGGACTAACATTCTTTGTTCTAACATTTTGCTATCTCCTTTACTTTTTTGATTTCTCCGCAGAAGGGAGTCAAGTCTATGACTGATAATTTTCCGATTGCCTTGTCGAGCTGTTCAGCGGTTTTGATGCCGTACTCTTCTTTCAGAATTTTCAGCATCGAATCAAGGCTTCTTTCTTTTTCTGCCATTCTTTTTGCCTCCCATTGCGATTTCTCCGGTGATTTTGATTTCGGAGACTATCTTCGAGATACGGTCGAGGTAGTCCATAACCTCTTGCATATCCGGAAGTTCGTCTTCCGAAATCACTCCGTCTTCGGCTATGTCGAGCAGTTTATCCTTAATTCTTTCAAGTTCTTCAACTCGAAGACCTTTCAGGAGTTTAACTGTCACACGGTCGATGTCTTCAACTTCTTCCGAGATTGAATGTCTGCACCCAATCGGGCATTCGTGCAAGCAATAATGATTCAGAAGCTGAGGACTGTTGTAGAGGTCAGCCATAAGAACTGCCTTATCTACCGGCATACACTTTGTCAATCCGAGTTCCGCATCAGCAACAGATGATACGGACATTCCGAGGAGTTCTGCGGCTCCTTCTCTCGAAGATAGCCTGTCGTCATATTTTGAGGCGACTTTTCTCGCCTCAAACCACGGATTTCCAAGTGCTTTTGTAGCATCTCGTCCCATTTTCTTGCACCTCCTTCTGTGTTAGAATATTACCAGAATCAAGGGAACAGACAACCGAGCGGTAAACCGGAGATAACAAAATCTCATTCATATACGATTTACCGTACCAATCGGTAAACTGTGGCTAAAAAAATAATCGAGCTGTCCGTCAAACAAATAATCATTCAACTGTTCGAGACTTAGCTGGAGCAATTTACCTAACTTGAATTTCTCGGTTTCGGTGAACTTGATATGCCCGCTCTCCTTCTTTTGATAGGAGTGAACGGACATTTCAAGCATCTCTGCCATCTGCTGCTGTGAGTATCCAAGCCTTGTTCGGGCTCCTTTGATTTCAAGCGGTTTCATATCGTCTTCACCTTCTTTCTCTCTATTCTATGCGGTATTTCCTTACCGTTGTCTTTATTATACTATACCAATCGGTAATTGTCAATAGGTTTTTGGTAAGTTTTCGTATTATTTTTACGGATATTCACCTCAAACGGTTGCAAAATCGCATAGAATCGGTTATAATGGTATGGGATACTTAACAAATCGGTACAGGAGGAATCTACTATGGATTTTACAATATTCAAACAAAATCTAAGGCATTTTATGGAATCAAGGGGCTATACCATTCAAGGTCTTGCCGAAGATGTCGAATTACCTTCGGCTACAATATCAAGATACTTGTCCGGAGACAGGACACCGGACTTGAAATATGTCATCAAACTTGCAGAGTTCTTCGATGTTTCCGTTGACTGGCTACTCGGTCTTAGCGGAGACAAGTACGATGTAATGCCGCAGGAATTACAGGATGTAGCTACACTGTATTCTCTTGCGACTCCTGATGACAGACGAGTTGTTCAAGCAGTCCTGAACAAATATCGAACATCCAAGGGGTGATTTTATGATACGGAGCGAAAAAACAAACCGTTTTGCCGTTTCCATTGATTCTTCAGGAGAAGTTACAAAACTTTCAAGAATACCTTTTATGTCAGGCTCCTTTAACGAGCTTTGGCTTCAAAACCTAATAGCCGAAAATCCTGACATCCTTCCTACAGGAGAAATATCTCCTCAATACGAAAATCTTATCTGCATCGGCAGAGAGGTTCCTGTCGGTTACGGAGAAACCTCCGGCTATATCGACAATCTGTATGTATCATCATCGGGAGCTGTTGTCATTGTCGAAACAAAGCTGTTCAGAAACCAAGAGTCACGCAGAACCGTTGTTGCACAAATAATCGACTATGCGAAGGAACTTTCAAAGTGGGATGCAGAAAAACTGAACTCCGTGTCTTCGGACTATTACTACAGAACAGAAGGTCAGGCCTATAACATCATCGACATTATGGCTCGAAAAGGGTATCTGACTATTTCTGATGAAGCTATGCTCACCGACAGATTGAATGTGTCCCTGCAAACATCTTCTTTTCTTCTGCTTATTGTCGGTGACGGAATACGAACCGGTGTACAACAGCTTGCAGATTTCCTTAACGACAATACATCAATGTCTTTCAATCTCGCACTTGCAGAAATGGAAGTGTACCAAAACGGTTGTGAAATCATTGCCATTCCGAACATTCTTACAAAGACTCAGGTCATAGAGAGAACCGTGTCAGACTCTTCATTTTACGAAGAATCGGAAAAGAAGCCGGGATACATTCAAAAGCCGATACTTTCGAGGATGGAATTCATATCGAGGTTCTCCGACAATGGAGGATACGAACCTGACGATGTATTCGAGTTCATAGGCGATATGGAAGCGATAGACGGTCTATCTGTTTCAATCGCTCCGACTGAGCTAACCATACGCTTTTCTCCCGAAGAAGGATATTCATACGCACTTCTCACTTTGAGCATTGCATCAAGCCATTCCGACATCTGGATAATGCCCGGAAGAATCAAATCAGCTTTACTGAAGCACGGTCGTTTTCCGTTCGATGCTGAACCGTTTCTCGACTTCTTCAAGCAATTCATAAATGTCAAAAGATGCAAGACCGCTCCATACGAGAATGAAGCAGGATTCTACTATGCCAATGTCGGAGATGTTCTTCAAAACAAAAACAAAATCATATCAGAAGCGGAGAAGTTCTCTTCATCCGTTACTTCAAACGAAAGGTAGGTAGATACGATACTATGACTGTCAAAAATACAGTTCAAGCCGGAGATTTCAAGCAAGGATACATTCGATACAAAAACAAGAAGAAGGGACTGTTCCTTGTAGGTTCATTCGGTCTCGGTTCAAAAGTGTGGATTAACAAAGATACAGTTGACTATTACGAGGTCGTTGGAGAAGAACAGTATCGAAGTTTTGGAAGCGGTGTAGCCCGTGGCGTTGCAGGTGCGGCACTATTCGGAGGAATAGGTGCAATCGCAGGTGCTTCATCCGGAAAGCAAAAGGGTACGCATCTTGTGTCAATCGTATTCAAGAACGCCAAAAAATGTCTCGTCACTCTTGATGACGATATGTTCAAAAACCTAATTACGGTTTTGTACTGAAACACAATCGGGAGGAGTCAAGCATTGTACTCCTCCCATATTTATTACTCCGGTAAGGTTACGATAACGGTTACGGTTACGGTTACGGTTACGGTTATGCGTGGACTTTCCGCAGACTTTCCTGCGGATTGTCCGCAGGATTTTCCACGGACTTTCCGGAGACAATCGGAGGACGGTTATGCCAAAAAAATCATTTGACATTGACGACCGACTTGAACACAAGAAGGTCGCAATATACATTCGAGTCTCAACTCACTGGCAGATTGACAAAGACTCGCTTCAGGTTCAGCGTAGAGAACTTATCGCCTATGCTGAGATGGTCTTGAACATTACAGACTATGAGGTGTTCGAGGACCCCGGATATTCTGCAAAAAACACAGACAGACCTTCTTATCAGTCTATGATGGAGCGTCTGCGTACCGGAGAATTCAGTCATATCCTTGTCTGGAAGATTGACCGTATCAGCCGAAATCTTCTCGACTTTTCTCAAATGTACAAGGAACTGAAATCTCTCGGCGTAACATTCGTTTCAAAGAATGAACAGTTTGATACTTCTTCGGCAATCGGAGAGGCAATGTTGAAGATAATTCTTGTCTTTGCAGAACTTGAACGGAACATGACATCCGAACGAGTATCTGCTGTTATGCTTTCCCGGGCAAATAACGGGCAGTGGAACGGCGGAAGGGTATGCTATGGGTATAAGTGGGACAAGGAACAAAAAGTCTTCACTGTGAACGATTCTGAGGCAAAAGTCGTAAGGAAGGTTTTCAACCTGTACGAAGAGAAGCAGTCGGTCCTTTTTGTATCGAGGCATCTCAATGACGAAGGCTATCTCACAAGGAACGGAAAACCGTGGTCTGCGGTGGTTATTCACGAGATGCTCAGGAACCCGTTCTACATCGGAACATACAGATACAACATTCACGAAGGGGGCGACCGCCAAAAGCCGAGGGACGAAAGCGAATGGGTTGTCGTGGAAGACCATCACGAGCCAATCATTGACGAAATACAGTACGATAGGGTTCAATTCATCCTTCAGCGTAATATCCGAGGCGGATACAAGCGTGGTGAAACCCATGTCCGTAAAAACATTCATATCTTCGCAGGAATGGTGAAGTGCGGGAATTGCGGAAACAATATGTCTGCCACTCTCGACAGGCGTAGAGCAAACGGTCTTCGACCTTCAATTTACGGATGCTCCACTCGAAGGAACAACAAGAACCAATGCCAAAACAAATTCGTGTCCGACATATACATCGGTCCTTTCGTGTTCAACTATATCGCCAACATCATTCGAGCGAATAACAACATTTCGGATTCAACCAGTGTGACGATGCTCGAAAAGAAGCTGCTTCGTGGTGATGTCTTTTCTGATGTCGAGCATATCGGGAATGAGGAACTACAACAATTACGAAATCTGCTTCTTCACGGAAGCACCGGTCTGGAATTCAAGCCGGTATCGGTATTCAAGAAATCAGAACTTCCGAACTATGACATATCTTTCCTTCAGGAGCGTAAACGAAAAGCAGAGACAGCTCTGAATAGATTGAAGCAACTATATCTATTCAGCGAGGAGCAGTTGCCGGAAAAGGAATACATCATCGAGCGGCAAAAACTCCTTGACGAAATCAAGAACTGTGACGATAGAATGTCGAGCCTGAAATCAGAACAGGCTGTGCAGAAGGTCGATAACGATGAGTTCTTACAGAAGGCATCTTACTTCATAATGGTCGAGAAGCTACTTGATGAACGCTCTGTTGACTACGAGAAGTACATATCAAACATTGAACCTACGGTTCCGAGAAACTTTATAGCAAGCATAATCGACCAAATCGAAATTACTGACGGTAGGATAACGACAATCAGGTTCAAAAACGGAATGATTCATACCTTCACATACAAGTCTGAAACATAATAAAAACATAACGCCGGGTTCAGTAACGAACTCGGCGTTTATTTCATATAATATTCTAAAAACATCAACGGAAATGCGGACGAAAAAATGTCCCGTTTTATAAGCATACCCTACTTGACTTATGACTTGTAAGGCATTTTGAGCAGTTTTGCGAGGGAGAAAACAAGGTGGAATGTATGTAAACATAGTCTGGGAAAGCCCAAAATAAGGGGTTTTTGGCTGTTTTGGCGTATCCGAATGCCATTTTATACATCCTCTAAACGATTAACATCGCATCGCC